AATAGTTGTACCAGAAGAAACAACAGCTACTTTGAATAGCACGTCAGTTGCGTCAACAACTACAGCCATAATATCACTCGCCACTGTACCCGCAGGGTAGTATTGAGAGAATAACTTCTGTTTCGTGTTAGGGTCTGTGTAAGAACAGCCCAAAAAGATGCCAATAGGCGTCATTGCTGCGTCAGCAGCGTCGCGCTCTACAGTACCAGCAGTAACCAAAGTTACTGCGTCCCCGTTAAAAATACTAGTGTTATACCCACTAGCAATAGGGTATTGGCGTGTTACACCGTTGTAAGGTGAACCGCTTACCAATTTAACTGGACGTAGACCGTAGGGCGCTTCAATAGTAGGAAAAGCCATTTTGCTTTACTCCAAATTATGAACCATCACCAAAAGTAACCTTCGTAGAACGTTCAGAGAACTTTTTCATACGTGGGTCGTTTTCGCGCAAGAAGTTGTTATCCACCGCTGCCATCTGATTTTTAGCTTGATTAGCGTAGAACTCGTTTCGTTCCTCGACTAGTTCATTAGGTGCTTTGCATAGAAGCAGGCCCCCAATAACAACGTTGTCTTTGAACTTCTCGTTCACGTCATAAGCCATCATCATCATTTCAGGATGGTCTTCGGCCTTTGCAGGCTCCCAACCTTCGCGCAGTTTTGAAGAAATATTAGTGGCATCGGTATTACCAAGTGTTGCTGTACGCACCCAACGGAACGTGTAACCCGGTTGTGGGTCTGGTGACGGTAACGTTTCAGGGCGTTGCCATGCACGTTTGCGCTCGTCTTTAGTTCGTGTTTGCGTTTCGCGTTTGATTCTATTCTCAGCCATTATCCTTTCCTCATTTCAATTGCAACCTGTTTGGCGTATTGCTCGGGGGTCAAGCCTAATCGCTTAGCTAGTTTGACCTGTGTTTGCGTTAATCGCACCTTTCGAGGTGCTGTGCTCCGCGTAGCGGGGGCAACCACGTTGTCATCTGGCGCTGCTGGCTTTTCCTCCACGTCGTCAAATCGGTCTGGGAACACCTTACGCACACCTTTATTGATGGATTGGTAGTATTCTTCAGACGTTGGGTCCACACCGTCGGAGACTAGTTTTTGATGGAGTCCCATCGCATATCCAGTCATCTCAACATCAGTTTGGAACCAAGGATTTTCCTTAGCCCAGTTAGCGGCTTTTTCGTCTACTGAGATTGGCGCATCAGCTTGACGTTGTTGCTGCGTAACAGGTTCTGAGGTATTCCCTTTAACTTCTACACCAGAATCGTCCTCTTGTAAAGAGGGAAGTTTAACATTCGCTAACCTATCAACACGTGTTTTAGCTTCTGTTAACTTTTCTTGTGCTTCAAGTAGTTTATCAGAATCACCGTCGTCATAGGCTTTTTTGTAGGCGTTGCGTGCCTGAGCAAGCATCTGTTCTGCGTTTGTTTTTGCTTGTTTTAGCAGAGCAGCTTGGCTCTTATTGCCTGACTGTTTAAGTTGACGGTTCTCTTCCAATAGCTTCTGGGCAAGTTGTGCAGCTTCTTGTGCTTCACGTACCGCAGATTCTTTAGCCCGACGCTCGTCGTGATACCCCTTAGTGAAGTGTTTTAAGCGGTTACGTACCTTTTCAGAGTACGACTCGAGCTCTTCTTCTGTCGGGTCCTCCGGCGGCTCAGAGGGCTTTCGTCCCCGGTCTGCTTTCGGCGTGTCATCGACAATTTCCAAATCTAGGTCGTCGTCATCTTCTTTAGCAGGTTTTTTAGCTTCCTGTTTAGGCTCTTCCTCTTCTGTTTCGAGGTGAGACTTGGGGTTTTCCAAATCAATCGTGACGGCGCTAGACTTTTCTATTTGTAACTTGTCGTCTTTTTCATCATCTGGAAACTCGAATTCTATCTTTTGCATTGGCATCGTCTTTCTCCTAAGCTGAAGTTATACCACGAGGGTCAGGGATAACGGCTTCAATAGAGTCGTCGTTCATTACACGATACTCCTTACCATCTACCTTAATTCGTGTGCCTGAGTTCATGCGGAACAACACATAATCACCCGGTTTACACCAAGCCCCGTGCGGGAATCGGTCTTTGTCCTTGTAACAATCGTCGCCCATGTCTACAACAACGCCCATAATCGACATGATGTAGTCCTTGTGCATCTCTTTGCTGGACTTGAGGATTCCAGAACCTGCATATGTTTCTTCAATTTCAGGTAACGCAATTAGTATGCGATACCCTACTGGTTTAGGTAAACGTGCTTCTATTTCCGCATCAGTCAGTGCCTTTTTCTCGTCGGATGTCACATGGCTAACACGTGATAAATCCAACGGTACTGCGCCTACACTCTGAGTTTTTCCGGTCATGTTAATCTTCCCAATCTTCGTCGTTATTGACTTGTACTTCTAGGTCTTTGAAGTGTTGTAACGCGGTAGTAAGACCTTTTAACTGCCCCGTTAAAAAACGGTAGTGCTCCATATCGTCAACCCGATTACTCGCTAAAGTATCTTTGATTGCCTTAATGTCCGCACTAACGCGTTGTTCTGCTACTTGGAATATTGACGCCATTGTTACCCTCCGATTGTTGTGCCGCCTGAGCGTCTTGTCTCGCTTCGTCACGGCGTTTGTTTAAGTTCTGCTCGATAACCCGCATTAACTCCATGTCTAACTTGTTACTGTCCTTACGTCTGGCTGCGGCAATCTCCGCTCCTGCTTTCTCTGCTTCAAGCTCGAGCTCGGCACGGTCAAGCTGTATGCCTTTTTTCTTGAACGCTGCGTCAATAGCATCCATCTCTTCCTTATGTTGTTGCTGACGTGCTTTAAGCTGCATGTCCGCTTGGTCTTTCTGCATCTTGCGTTGTTGCTCTTGTGCTTTAAGCTGTAGCTCTTGCTGTTTCATCTGCATCACAGGGTCTTGCGCTGCTTGCTGGTTAGCTTGCGCTGCTGCTTGTTGTTGCTTGGCCTGAGTATTCTGCTGACTTGCGTCTGCCATGAGTTTAGATAGTTCCACTTCGATTTCTTGTGGTAACTCCTCACCCGGAGGTGGTAGTTGTACTCCTAGTTTTTCTTCTATCTGCTTGCGGTATGCGAAGCTCATGTGTTCAGCAATGTGTGCCTGTAACGACGCCATAATTGACTGCGCTTGTGGGTTCTGACCAATCATCTGAGCGACTTGTGGGTCTTGCATGAACGACATATGCGTAGCGATGTGCGCGTCGTGGTCCTGATAGATAAATGCTTGCATAGGAGTACCTACAAGTGCATCCATATTCTCTGAAACAGGGTCTTTTGGCTTCGCATCGTCCTTCAATGGGACCAATTTATCGGCGTCTTTTACCCCTAAAACCTCTATCATTTGACGGTGTAACTGGGGTAAATCGTATATTTCAGGGGCCTGAGCGGACATTTGTAGCACTGTTTGGTACTGGACTACACGCTGTGCCATGGTGGTATTGTTAGGGTCGGACACTGGGATGACGTCAACCATCCTATAATCAGACCTAGTAGCGTAAAACTGCCCTGTATCTGGGCTAAGTTCCATTTCGTCCGGTGCTATTCTAGCGATAATACCTTTAAGTAGTTTAAATTCTTGCTTCATGGCGTAGTGCACGCGGCTTTGTACCGCTGCCATAGGCTTCAAGATACGCTCGATGATAGCCAACGTCGTTCCCACAGGCGCATTCGCACTCATATCCGAGATATTCATGTCTGAGATAGCGCCCATACGACGACCTTCCTGCGTTATCGTATTCAGAAGGTTAAATAGCGTCTGTGACGGCTCTTTATAAGGTAGTGTGTAGATATTGTCACGGATACTGCCCATTGTGACGTCTACATCCTTAAATTCGCCCGGTCCTATAGGTTTATCGTCCCCAGAAACACGCATACCACGCGTTTTGAAGCCCCCTTGGAGGTTAGACAGCGTACCAGAATCGACTAACTGTCGGATTATTGAGGTTCCCGCTTTCGCAAAGCCCCCAACTAGGTGAATTAGCCCCATTCCGTAGAACCCAAACCCCGGTACATAACAGTAATGCACGAAGTGTTGGCGTTTTAACTTCAGCGGGTCGTTTTCTCTGTAGTTTCTACGTATACCAAGTACCTTGTTGCTGCTTCTATCTATAGTAACAACGAACGGACAGGCTATACCGTCTGCACATTCAGGTAACCCGTCAATTAGCATATGCGTATGGATTTCGTACAGACAGTAGCGGTCATCATCTGTTAACTCGTAGCCGCCTTCTTCTGCCTTTTTCTCCTCTATGTCGGAGTGGTACGGCTCTGGTTCAGGTAGGTCAATGTCCAAATAAAACCCAGCGGCTTGCAGCTTAGCAATCTCGGTCTTGGTCTTCCGCATAATGTGAGTTACACGCTCACACATCTCAATAGTTGACGCACCGTAAGGCACGATAACATCTTCTGCTGGAATGTATGTAGCGACCTGTCGTCCGATAGTTGGGTCAAAATATATCTTTTTGAATGCAGACCCCGCCAGCCCGAGTGCGAACAACATGCGCTCATGCTCAGGGCGATACTCGGTCATTTCCTCCGTCATTTTAAAATTCATGTCCGTCTGGACACGCTCGGCTGCTTCAGTCTTTTCGCGTGTTTCATCACCGATTATTTTTGTTTTGACGGGCCCGGCAGCGGGAAACGTCTCTGACATTGTTTCCGCTTGGAAGCGTACTGCTGCTTCTCCAAGCACGGTGCTATGCACACCGCACGCTCCTTGCCACGGGTCGGTACGTTCCTCATACTTGAACCCTAATATGTCCAAGCCCTTCACGTATGTATCGGCCCACTCTTCACGGCTTCTCATGTCCGTTTCTATATCGCCCGACAACTCTTTAGCTATCAGTGCGAGGTCTGCATCGTCCATGTACTCTGCTAAGTTCGCGTCAAACGGCGCGGTGGCTAAATCACCCTCTAACTCGTCAGGTACAAGTGTAATCTCCATACTTCCATCACTTAATGTGACAGACTCAGGATTTTCAATTTCTATCTCGAGGGGCTGGTCACCCTCTGTCATAATGCCTACAGGTGCTTCTGTTAGTGATTTATCTATGTTCATCGTCTTGTCCTAGTAATAGCCGCCGCGTCTATATTTAAAGTATTTCTCTTCTTCAGGCTCGTCAGACGGTAATCTAATAAACCCACCATTGCGGAACCGCATAAGCGCCATAACTGTTGAGTCCACTTGGTCATCGTGCTCCCCGAACGGGAACGACGCTACTTCATCAACCAAATCTTCAGCCCACCGGGTCTGCGGAACCCACACCATACCTGAACGTATTATGTCAGCTACGGAGTTCAATCTGGCTAGTTTATCACCAGTTCCCCTGTGTGGTGTAAATTCTTGCACGGGTATCCCTGTGCGACGTAGTTCTTGGTATAGGGCAACACCCGAGGATTTCTTCTCCACCATAAAACAGTCCGGCTCCCACTCCTGCCATTCCTCGAGCGACTTGTCTTTGAGCTCCGGGAACTCGTACCGTTCTTTTATGGAGTTTAGTAGTATCAGCTCGTAGCGGTCAGTCTCTTCATTGAGAAATACACCCCATGTCGTCAGTGAACTAAAGTCAGCGCGGTTATGTAGCTCGGCCGCACTATCCAGCGACATGATTAAGTACTCACATGGCGGCGGGGTATCAGCTTCCCATATGCCCCACCAGTCACGCTTTACTATTGCCCCTTCTTCACCCGTGGGGTTCTGTTGGTACTGCGCGTTCCACTGGAACGACGGCATCCCCGCCTTAATCTGTTTAAGTGCCTTGAGGTCAAAAAACTCAGGCCAGAGGGCTTTTTCTTTGACGCTTCCATCACCGCGGGGTATCTCCATAATCGCCGGAAACTCAACCACCTCGAACTGGTCACCGCCCGGATTAATAGTCATGTCTTTTACGACGCGCCCAATCAGGTCGGCCTGATGCCACCGTGTTGCTATTATGGCTACGCGTCCTCTCGGCATGAGTCGGGTTCGTGCACCGTAGGCGTACCAGTTATAGGCTTTCTCGAATACCTCGAAGTTACCGTTAAGCACGTCCTGCTCTGAGTGGGGGTCGTCTATCAGTAGTAAATCTGCACCACGACCCGCTAGCTTTGCGCCTATACCACAACAGAAAAACTCACCGCCTGCTGTCGTCGTCCATCTACCTGCTGACTTGTTATCCTTTGATAGCTTGACGCCGGGGAACACCCGCTGAAACTCCACACTGTCGATGATGTCCCGCACCTTACGACCGAAGTCTACCGCCAAATCCGCGGTATGCGACACCAACATGACCTTAGCTCCGGGGTTACGCCCCAAAAACCAAGCAGGATACATTGTAGATACTAGCTGAGATTTACCATGTCTGGGCGCTATAGATACCGTCAGGCGGTCCATCACCCCCGCTTCGATGTCGGTTAACTTCTTAGATAATACTTTGTGGTGCTGCCCTACTATATAGTCCGGCATCATGTGCAGCACAAACTCAAGCAGGTTGTCGTGGCATAGTGCAACGAACTGACGCTCTTCTAGTTCCTCAACCATGCGATAGACTTCATCGACTTCGATGTCGGTCAGCGAGTCTAAGTTTTGCAGTAACGTGTTAATGTCCTGCTGGGAGAAGTCCAGTACTGGTTGACTAGCAGCTTTAGTCATCCTTTACTTCCTCGTACTCGGCATCTTCTAAGTCATCGAAGTTCAGGTCAGGGTCATCAGCACTGATTGTGGGATTCATGTTTACTTGGGGCACGTCTCTCGCTTGGACTACGGGACTCTTGGGGTTGACCAGCTTTTCTAATTTAGCGCGTAGCTTGTCTTTGATTTCATCACTTGTTTGGTGCGTTACCGTCACCTCAGTACGCTCGGCAAATAACCCTACGTCTGCGATTTTACCCAGAAGCTCTAGTGCTTTGAGACGCACTTTAGGGTCGGCATTTTCTGATTCGTGGATTAGCTTAGTAGTCACGTGGTGACGGATTTGTTGTGCGCTGTCTACGACGCGGTGTCCGTATTCATCTAGTAACGACTTAGCGTATTTTATAGCCTGCGTGGATTCGCGTTCTATCTGGGTGTTTTTAGATGCAGTGGTAGCATCTTCTACATACGCCGTGACTATTTGTGCAGCAGCTTCTTTTTCTGATTGCTTGGGTTGTGGGTACTGAGCACCGTGTTCCTCGAGAAATTGTGCGGTGGCGCACGCAGCTTCTATCCGACGCTTTAAGTCTGAGTAACGGTATCTACCGGGCAGTGGGACGCCCAGCTCTATTGGCACTGGAATAGCTTCGTTCATAAATTGTCCGGTTCATGCAAGTGGAGTAATCCACCGATACGTTGCTTTATAACTCATTATGATAAATATAACAAGTCTACCCACCTCCTGCGGGTCCCTTTTGTAAAACACCCCCCCTACCCCTTTTGTGACGAATCTGGCTGGGAAAAATAGGTGGGGTGCGCTTTGTCAGAAAAAGTTATAACTAAGTAGCACGAAATATCAAAATTGTGTGATGTAGTGTGCGGAATAGTAATACATATAGCGTATGTAACTAGAAAATATAAGTGGGGTATACCCGGGGGGTACGTCGCCCAGTTCAGAAAACCGACCTACCGCGCCGCTCCCAGAAAAACGCCGTTCTGTTATGGGATTCCCATAACGATATTATTATCAGATTATTTTATAACGTTTGCTGACATGGTAACGAGTTAATGTATAATGGTTCACAAGTCGGGGCAATACCGCGTCGGCTTCAAACTAATATAGGTATTCATATTATGACAAACGTAAATGAAACTCTTATCGCTACTGCTACTAAGTCACTAGGTAACGAGGCACAGGCTAAGGCATTAACAAGCGCAGGCCGCGCATTTGCTAGTAATGAGAATAGTACTAAGAAAGTTGTAAAGGCTTATGCTGATAACAACACTCACCCTGCTTTCTTCGTAAGTCCTTACGACAAACAAGGCAATGTAAACAAGGGTAGTAAGTCACAAGCAACGCCAGAGCAATTCGACGCGCAGCGCTTACTATTTGCCGCAGGAATGGGAAACTGTGACAAGGGCTTACTTGTTACTACAAACGTTGAACTAATTAGCTTTAACGTAGGGCAAGCTGATAAGCGCATAAGCGACGCTAAAGAGGCCGCTAAGCACGCTAAGGATACGAAACTAAAGGCTAAGCTATCAGAAGAAGTGCAAATGCTAAAGGCTACTAAAACGGCGCGCAACGCGTTACTACGTAAAATCGGCCCCAAGTTTCGTGACTTGGCCAACGCGTTAATAACGGAATACAAAAGACGCGCTAAAGCTGACGCGGTAAAGCAAGGTAAAGCGGACAGCAATGACATAGCTAACGATTACGCTAAGCGCTTAAAGGAAGAGTGCGGGTTCGCGTCTATCGCTAACAAGGAAAAGCCTAGCAAGGAAGATAACGACGTAATACTTCAACAAGCTAAGAATCTATTAAACGCTTTACAGAAAGCTGAGGTGTTACCCGTTAACGGTAGCGCGTTAATCAAAGAGCTAAGCGTTCTACTTGAACCGAAGCATTAATCAATCCGCCCCGACTAGTCGGGGCTTTTTTATGCTCACTTGTTATGGTTTTCCCATAACGGTTTTATATAAGAGGTTACACTATGTTTTTATATCGTGGGATTTACTACCGCACTATGCAAGATATGCTAATAGCTATCCGGTTAGATATTAATGCTTAGTTTGTTTTACCAACCCCATGCGCTTCGGCGTGTGGGGTTTTTTTGTGTCTGCGTTTTATGGGGCTTATCGAGCAAGCGAGCGAAAGGCATTTGATAACAGTAGCTGTACAGCGCGACGCAATCTTGAAGCGCAGTTGATAACAGTTTTTACGTGGTTCGACGCACGCAGCATAATTCGTTATGGAATTCCCATAACCCGAATAAGCCAACCGCGAGGTGAAATAACAACCTGATAACAGTTTTTACGTGGTTCGACGCACAAAAGCCCTGTTTGTGACGCGTGTGACGATGCGTCACAAAGAGCGTCACATTGCCAAAATCGCTGTAGGCCACGTGTGGCGCGGGATTGAGGGGTTATAGAAAATCATACGTAAAGCCAAAACGTCACAACTGCGTCACATTGAGTAAACTTAACAGCTCTTGAGTAGAGTTGAGGGTAAGATGCAGATGAAAAGGCATGAAACCAAAAGAATACGCATAATAATATATATACTTAACTATGTATTTGTATGTATGTGACGCTATTTATTTACACAGAAAGGTATTATCACTTTGTTGTATAGCTGTACGGGGGAGTGCAAAAGTTTGTGCGGAAGAGTGCAGAGACCCCCGTCTGGCCGTAAGTGTACCTCTACCACAGCGTCACATCGTCACATTTTTAACTAACATATTGATTGTATTACGAAAACATTTTACTTTCTGTGACTTGCGCAGTACTTAAATCGTCACAAATGTGGAGACAAAACAGGGTTACACGGTCACACCCCATTTTTGTGACGTTTTACGCATACCTCCGGTACATTGCTTACACTAACCTGTTATGGAATTCCCATAACGAGACTTGACTAGACTTGACACCGCTATCAGAGTTTGATATAATGGCTTCTCAGTTGGTAGCTTTACTAACTTAGTTATAACGAAACCTAACAACAGCGCATTCAAAAGTCGTTATGGAAAAACCATAACAGATTGTTTGCCTAAAACATTGGAGTCTGCATCATGCAACTATACGTCAACATACCATCATATATAACCACCAAAGGTGGACGTGCAGAGTACCTATATGGTGCTGACGCACAAGCCAACAAAACCAACCCAATCGAAACCTATGACTGTGCCGTCCCTCAACAATGGGCTGACTTTGCAGGGCGTAGAGGTTTTCCTGATGCGTCACGTCACGTAGTAACTGCCTATTACAAAGATGGTGCGGTCAGACTCATGCCAATAACAGACTATGGTATAGAAGTACTAGCCACACTTGCTACATATGCAGGAGACTAACAATGGATAAAGAATTGCCGATGGCCATAGCACCCGATGGACAGGTAATACAACTATTTGTAGGCACACAAATGACTGCCGCATGTCAACGCTGTTATATGGCTAAGCTGTACTGCAACGAGCATAAAGGTTGGGCGACTGCCGAACTGCTT